TGCTATACCATATATTAGTCCATCCGCCACGGTTACACCAATGGCGTATTCCACGGTATTGGCCACACAGATGGCGTATCCATCCTCCACGGCAACGGAAAGTTCCTCCCAATGGTCGGTATCTCCAACGGAATGGTCCGTATCTCCATATGAATGGTCTGCATCTCCATCCCAGTGGCCCGTATCTCCATCCCAATGGTCCATATCTCCATCCCAATGGCCCGTATCCTCGTCGCCTTTTCCGACGAAATCGATGACATGTGTAGGGTCAAAATTGCCTGGATATATAATTTTAGTCGATCAGGAGTATTTCATATATGGAGGAATTATACTAATAATTGCATGTATATGTGCATTAGCGCATATGACTAATTTACATAATAAAAACCAAAGATTAAAACGTCTACTTTCTTCAAGGGATCGTCCTGACACTCATTCGCATGTAAATAGCTTATTTACTGCGATTTCGAATAGACAGGTCTAAAAATGAAATTTGCCTCTAAAGTAGAGTATGACACAAATGGAACAACTTGCTGTATTTGAAGAGAAAGTTGCCCTTTCTCCAAATCAACTTCATGGAAATATAACTGGATTTGATGATATATTAATGAGAAAACTTAAGGGACAGCTAGAAGGAAAGTGTTCTAAGCACGGATTTGTCCTCCCTGGTTCCTTAAAGTTACTCAGTCGTTCATATGGATATATGGAGCGTGGAACATTTACATCTGACACGATGTATTATATAAAAGCTGAGGGGAAAGTGTATAATCCTCCGAATGGAACTGTTGTCGAGGGGGTAGTTATTCGTAAGTCGAAGGCAGGTCTATATGTTATTATAAAAGTAGGCGAGGTAGAAGCAATTCATATTATGATCGTCCGTGATCTTCATATTGGTAATTCTGAGTTTGATTCTATTCAATTAGGAGAGAATATAAAAATAGAGATTAAGAAATCTCGTTTTCAGATAAATGATCCCCACATTTTAAGTATTGGCCAGTTTCTTGGAAGGGTTTCTGGCTCAGCAGCACCTGTGCCGCTGGCTACAGAATTTGCTGAGAAGAAGGAGGAAGAGGAAGCTGCAGGTAAGGAGGAAGAGCAGGGTGAGGAGGAGGGTGAGGAGGAAGAGGGTGAGCAGGACGAAGAGGGTGAGGAGGAAGAGGGTGAGGAGGTAGAAGGCGAGGAGGGTGAGGGCGAGGAGGGTGAGGGCGAGGAGGGTGAGGGTAAGGAGTGATGCGCGGATTTCCATTTAAAACAAAAGGACCGGCAAATAGAGATGAGTGAATTTGAAAATAAAAAAAGATTATATGAAGCAATCAAGAACTTTACTCGCACAGAACAAGAAGAATTATTTCGGATAATAAAGAAGCAGGGGGAAGAGTTTAGTGAAAATAGAAATGGTATATTTTTTGATTTAATGATATTTAAGCAAGATACTATTACAAAAATAAAGGAATTAGTTGATTTTTGTAATAAAAATAATTCAGAGTTTAAATCGCGGGAAGATGAGCTTGATCAGCTTGCCCAAAAAAATCCCGGGATAACTGAGTAAGACTATGACCTAAGGATTTTTCACGTACACCTTCTAAGATGGAGAACTTCCGTAGAGCTTTGCTGTCAAATCCCCACAAGAGCACATGCGTTGAGGTATTTGACAAAAATAAAATTCAGCTTAATTCGCCAGAAACTCTGTGGGGTGGAGAAGTAAGAAGACTAACTCCCGCCAAGCTTGTAACCGCATGGTTAACAATCACAGACCCGCTTGTTATAATTGCGGGACAGACATATACATCCACAAAGGTTCGCGATACCTTATTTGAAGTTCAACAGAATGCGCTAGAAAAGATACGAGGAAATCGTAAACTTACGCGTGCTAAAATGGCCGATGCCCTTAGCTCAATGAAACCCACAAAGGATGATACACGTATTACTGCTGCTGTATTATGGATTTTACATAAAGTTCAAACTGTATGTTTTGATCTTGATACCAAAACTATATGGACAGAACCCCAGGATCTTCGGCAGTGGTCCTTCACGTCGACAACCCTTTGGATAGATTCTATGTGCGAACGTGTTATTGATTGGAGCGATTCGACTAGCGTGCCTCTGAATATGGGACGGTGGTTATCCGATCTTGAGCATGAAGGATGGACAATTCCATGGCCCCATGCGGATGGAACCTTTGAGGAACTAAAGCAGAAAATTTCTTCACGAAATCTAAGTGTAAGGCCAGCTAACTTTGGAGATAAGCCCAAAAAGGAAGATTGGGCAAGGACATTAGGAAAAACAGAAGCAATTGAACATCTCCTGTTTAACAAATAAAATTGACAAAGCACTAAAGCTTTTCCACTGCTTTAATCAGTAGAATGGAACTCTATCCGGCCGAGGTAGAGCGTTTAAAGGGCCTCTTGGGGGAATGGGTTGGACAGACGAATCGTGAGCTTGAAGCTAGCTTTTCAAATGCGTCTGATACAACCACTTTCTTAGCAGTGGCCCAGCGACTTCGCTCAAAGGGATTTACCCCCCTCCCGCAAGAAGATCATATGAAAATTTTGACTCCTGAAAATGTTAGATTTACAATTACCGGTCTTACAATGATCGAGCAATATTGTCGTAACAATGATATTTCTACAACTAATTATGAAGTAATGCGAAAAGATTATTCAGGAAAGGATAACAATCTTGACGTAAGTGACTACGGACTTCGTGTAAAAATACGTCGTGAAATCCCACTTGAAACAACCGGCCCCGCCGTAGATGCAACCTTAAAGCATATTCTTGCAAATTGGGCTTCGCAGCAAAAGGCATTTCGTATTTTACGTCGCTGGTCTTTTCTAGCACCAGGCATTCGCTTTGACTTGAGTATGGTGCGCAGCACGTTGACCGACTCCAAGGGAAACTACAAGTGGCAGAAAACCTTTGGCCAGAAAGATATTACAAAACATCGCCCCGTATATGAAATTGAAGTTGAGCTTCTTCGCCCCGAAGATACTTCGGATGGCGTTGTAGATCGTTCCTTAAAGGCACTTATTCGAGGAATCGGTGAAGTATTACGTGGAATTCAAAAGCATCATTTGCTTATTCGTAAAACAAAGGCGGATGCCGTAATGAAGGGTTACACGTCGTTAACAGGATCTTCCAGATTTAGGGGTGTTGCTCCTATGACAATGACCCTTGAGAATTTTGGTAGAAAACCCATTGATGGTGTTTCGAATATTAGAACTGGCTACAATGTGACTGATAAAGCCGATGGATTACGTATGATGGGATATGTAAATTCAAATGGAGAGCTCTTTATGATTGATATGTCACTCCATGTATATCGGACAGGTCTTCGTAAAGACTCCTTAAAGGATTCGCTTGTAGATGGCGAATATGTCACGCAAGACTCTGAGAAGAATCCCATTATGGATTTTATCCTATTTGACTGCTATATTGCCCCTAATAAGAAAAATATTAGCGGTGCTCCATTTCGGGCCGCCGATGGTTCTGGGCGCCATGCGCAGTTAGAGGCATGGATAAAGGAATGGAATGATGGAGATGGCCCAATTGTTATTCCTGGATCTGGCGCAGAGAGTTCAAAGGCACGCATAAATGTAAGTATGAAAGTATTCCTATTTGGGGAGGCAGGAAATGCAAGTATCTTCGCAAAATGTAAAGATGTTCTTGATACAAAGAAGAGATATCACACTGATGGTTTAATTCTCACAACAAATACGGGTGGATTACCTGATAGACCGGGCGTTACCTTCAGAGAACAGTTAAAGTGGAAACCGGCAGATGAAAATACGGTTGACTTCTTATGTAAGTTTGATAAAGTAGTTGGATCAGTAAATGAAGATGAAATAACAAGCTCAACAATGAAAACAGGAGAGTTAATTCAATATAAGACAATGCGCTTATATGTTGGAAGTGATTTGGATCCTGCTTTTGAGAATCCTCGCAGCACAATTCTTTTCGAGCAGCCCCTTCCAGGAATAAGAGGCTCGGCGCGTAGGATTACAAGTTCAAAGGTATCGTATAGACCGGTATTATTTAATCCTATTGGGCTTCCTGATACACTTGCGTCAGTTTGCTACGTTCAACTTCAAACGATTGATGGTGGCGACGGGGATTTTATCACATGCGAGAACGGAGATCCTATTCAAGACCAGAGTATTGTTGAAATGAGATATGAGCCTGGAAATGAACCTGGATGGAGATGGATTCCTATGAGAGTTCGTTATGATAAGACTGAGCGTTATCAGGCCGCTCAACGAACTGGAAATTATGGCGGAACAATGAACAAAGATGCGGTAGCTGAAAGTGTATGGGACAGTATTCATCAACCCATTACACATCATATGATTCGCACTGGAAATGAGCAGCCTTCATCGGAGGAAATTGCTTCTATGAGTGGCGCGGTGAGTGCTGTAAGCACGGGAGAGGTAAGTCGTGTATATTATGATCGTTCGGCTCCAGTCGAAGATATATCTTTAATTACCGGACTTCGTGCGTTTCACAATATGTATATTAAGGAGGAGGTTCTGCTAAATACGGGCTTGAGTGGGGGTGGTAAAAGTATATTAGATCTTGCCTGCGGCCAGGGCGGTGATATTGGTAAATGGGTGCGTAATAAGGTTGATTTCGCATTTGGAATTGATATTGCGGGAGAGGGTATTCGCGATCCTTACAATGGGGCATATCGTAGATATATGAATGAAGTGCTAAATCGTGGTGGAACATTTGATAGCATTGGAAAGATGATCTTTGCGATTGGAAATTCTGGTAAAAATATAGCCAGTGGAGAGGCAGGCGCAACAGTTGAAGAGTCTGATATCATGAAGGCTATCTTAGGGCGTATTTCCCCTGAACGTTCCCCGCCACCCTTTGTCGAGAAATTCGGAATGGGACGCCTTCGTCAAGGAGCAGATTGTGTGGCGGTTATGTTTGCTATACATTATTTCTTTGAGAATGAAACTACATTACATGGACTCATTCAAAATATTAATGATAGCTTGAAGATAGGTGGATATTTTGTAGGGTGCTGTTTCGATGGCGAAACTGTATTCAAAGCCTTACAGGGAATAAACGAGGATTCTTCCTTGGTTGGAAAGGATAAAAAGACTGGATCAGAAGTATGGAAGCTCACGAAACGTTATTCCGCAAAAACACTAACCGCCGATAAAGACTCGCTGGGCCTTCCTATAGATGTAGAGTTTCTTAGTATTGGAACCAAGCAAACTGAATTTATTATGCCTTTTGAACTATTAAAGGCTAAGATGGAAGAGATTGGATGCCGCTTAATGAATGCGGAGGAATGTGTAAAGGCTGGATTAGCACCATACAAGGAAAGTAGCGCAATGTTTGAGGAGTCGTTTAAACACGCTAAAAAGGAGAAGCGTGATATGCAAATGTCACCCATAGTTATGCAATATTCATTCTTCAATCGGTGGTTTATTTTCAAGCGCTACCAAGGGACGGGGGTTCCAACGGGAGAGAATGGGGCAGCCGTCATTGGTGCTCCATCCATGGCGGCAGCGATGGGTGGTCCATCGACGGCCGTTGGCGGTCCATCGACGGCCATGGGCGGTCCATCGACGGCCGTTGGCGCTCCATCGACGGCCGTTGGCGCTCCATCGACGGCCGTGGGAGCCCTTGCCCTTGGAGAAGGAACCGCTCCAAAGAATGGAGCAAAGGATATTGCCTTATTAAAACAAAATGCTATTGTTGCTAAGGGTGGGCCAGGAGAATCTGCTGCAAATGCTGCCGTGGTTGAAGCATCACTTCGAACACTTCCAGTTACAAAACAAGGAAAAGCAGCCGCAGCAAAGACATATAAATTAAGCGAATTATTCCAATTCTATATCGGGGCTGACTCAAAAGATTATCGCGATACCCTTGGACTTGATGAGCCAGATGCTGCACGCTGGCTAGACCCCTCCGCCCCTGTAGATATTGAAGATCCTGATACACATATTGTGTACCCAACAATTACACACTTTATTGCCGCCATGAAGTATAAATATGGGTCAAATTTCCCGCAGCTTGCTGTAAGCTTATTCTCAAGCGCTCAGGGAAATATTCACGCAAAATATTTACGAAAGCACTCTGCTGAAGCAAAGGGTGGAAAGCTGCCCTTGAACAAATACTGGAAATTATTAGCAGAAGAAAAGGAGGAAGTATTACTTGAGAGCTCTGTTACTCAGAAGAACGAGGGAATGCAGAAATATGAAGGACTTGTATTTAATGAGGGAGCGTGGTTTCAAGAAAAGGACCGTCTACTTGAACTAGCCATTCGTCAGCGATGGGAGAAAGATGCGCGCCTTAGAAAGATAGTAGAGGCAATTAGAAATAAGGGGAAACTATTACTTTACTATACAGGAGATCGCCCTGGAAGTGAGTTAGGAGGATACCTTACAAAATTTAAGTTGATTGATGGCGAAAATAAGGTAGGCATCCTTCTTATGAAAATTGCTGGATTTACTAATATTGCGTAGTTAAATATTTAAATACTATAGATATGGTACACCAGAGAAGAAAAACACGAAAAGTATCAAAAAGGGTATTAGAAATGTGGAATGACCCCACCACAGTGTGGGGAAAGAACCCAGAAGTTGAACACTTCTGGAGCGAGTTAGCTTCTGGAAAAAAAGTAGTTGTTATTTATAAAGATAAAATCCATACATATGTAAACTTACCCAATAGAAGAATAAAAAAATATCAATCCATCCTTAATACATTTAAGGAAGATACTAATGTGCTAGCAATACTATCAAGTAATCCATCACAAGATGCATACGAGCAATATTTATACCCAAAGGCAAAAGATAAGACAGTTGATTATATTATAAAACATTATACTACATATTTTAAACCAATTCTTCCAGGTGATAAGTTAAGAGTCCCATTATAAATTGACCGTTTGAAATAACCGTTTATCTAATATAAAATTGATTTTTTTATAGATCTAAATATATATTAGATATATGTAGTATGAAACCGTTTTACCTTTTCTTACTACTCTTGCTTTCATTTGGTGTAGGCAAACCTCCTCCATATATTGAATCAAATATAGATCCTAGATATTTATTAAATAATGGTGTAGTTGATACATCAACCTCTACACAATCTAAAACCTCAACAAAGACGACAACATTAACACGGTCGCCCCGTGCATCAAATCTTATGAGTCAAACTTCTTTACCAAGTAGAACAATAGTGTCTACACAAAAAGGAACACTTTCTGGACTTGTAAGTAAGACATCTACTTCTTCTTCCCTTAGCACGCGAAGCACAATCACTACAAAAACACGTTCCGCGTCAACATCATCCTCTAAGACAACTACTTCAAGTAAAACCTCCTCATCCACCCCAGCAAGATCGAAAACAACATCTTCTACATCATCTGGAACAAGAACAATTGGCTCAACACGAACGGCTTCTGCATCGCCTTCCTTAACTCGTTCAGCAGCAGCCTCTAAAACAACAACGTCGAGTCCAACCCTAAGTAAAACATCGAAAGGAACAAACACACATATCAGAAGTATTACAACTACAGCAACCCCGCGTAGTTCAAGAACTACAACAGCATCTTCTACTGATACTGCTTCCGTATCAAGGACAAGGACATCCACCGCATCATCTACATTATCTCGCTCATCGATGCCTACAAAAACAATCAGTTCTACGGCACTTATAACATTAACAATAAAACGCACAATAACTTCTACATTCTCTTCTCGACTGACAAAAACCCCCATAAAAACGGTGACAATTACATCAAGTAGCACATCAAGCAAGACGTCTACTTCAAGTAAAACAATGACTGGAAGTTCCGCACGATCTTTAACATCAACAGGGACTGTTTCGATGACAAGCACTGGAAGATCTGCCCCTTCTATACAATCTACAAAAACTAGTTCGCGATCTGTTAGGGGAACAATTACACCAACAGGATCTAGTATATTGACAAGATCTTCAACGCAAACAGGAAATCTTACATCATCCGCAACTTCTTCTGGGGTTAGCAGTTCAAGTGGAACATATACATCGTCAAGTCGTCCTTCTAGAACATCATCCGCCACACCGTCTATTACACGATCTGTAAGTTCAACAAGTTCCCCATCCTCTACTGCTATAACAACTCGTTCTTTACAATCGACTAAAACTCGGTCGGCAACCCCTAGTGTATCAGGTTCTGGACGAGTATCTTATACCTCTAAACTATCACCTAGTATTTCAGGCACTGCGTTTATTACACAAACACCGCGGCGCTCTAATACAGTTAGTTTAACATCGATAAAGACATTTACTGGAACGTCTAGTTCGACTGATACAACATGTATGTCGGCATCGTCAACACGCAGTCTTGTTATTACAGCTACAGTTACAATTACATCATGTAATTCGCGCACGCAAAGTGTTACTTATACAGGAATCTTTACATCTACCCCGCAAATAACAGTATCTACCCTAAAAACATATACAGATACAAATTCAGCATCTGATTCGATTAGTTCGTCACCATCTCCATCATTCTCATCAAGTGCATCAACCACTGTAAGTGAGAGTAGATCACCATTTCCAACCCCATCTTTATATTCTACACCAACAGGAATATATTCAAGCACATCATCTCACTCGACAACAATGACTAGGTCAGGTGTGCTAACATTTACCGTTACTAGTACAAAAACCCCTATTTTCTCAAGATCGCCATCTATTTCTAGATCTCCAAGTTCCCTACACACTCTTTCTGGTTCAACCTCAAAGAGTTCTGTAAACACAAAAACAATTAGTATATGTGTAAGTTCTACACACACTAATACGCAAAGCATTGCGGCATCTTTATCTTCTAGTCAATCAATAACATCTACCGCACTAAAAACATTTACACCATGTGTTACATCAACATATTCTCTAAGTTCATCGCCATCTATTTCTGTAAGTAGAACACCTGATCCTAATCCTACACCTAGTCCATATTCAACCTATTCTATGCTACACACGCATACCGAAAGTTATACCCTTTCTGCGATTGAAACACCCTCCAGTATTAATACGGCAAGTTGGTACACAACAGAATCAACTTCTCCAAGTATTTCTGGGTTAATGTCAAGTATAGCGACGCAGACAAATAGCCCTACAGGGTCAATTACAGTTAACCCAACCGATTCTCCGTCATCGACAAACACCGCAACTTTATCTATAACTACATCTGTAACATATTCGTATACAATAACAAATACAATAACACGCAACTCTATACAAACACACTCGCAGACAGGTATAGAATCGTTTACGACTACACTAGCCCCGCAAAGCACATTTACACCTACATATACAGGCAGTTTGTCACCTACAACAAGCACGGAAGTATCTACTTCACATATTCCTTCTTCTACGCAATCTGCCCTGGTAACCCTTACACGCACACCCCTGGAAACTCCTTCTATTAATACATATTCTGGGGCATCTACACATACTCCGTTTATGTCATTTAGTATATATTTTACAGAAACAAGTTCTTCTGTTGTTTCACTAACAAAAACAATACATCCTTCTACTTCATTTAATGAAACCCCATCTAGCACAGTAAGTTTATCACACTCTGGAAGTATAACACAGTCTGTTACAAATACCCTGACAGAAACTGGAATTCCATCTAGTTTTGTTAGCACAAAGACAATCAGCCCTACAGTGTCTGCTACACATTCCAAGACTGTTACTGTAACACAAAGTGGATTTGCAACGGTTCAAATTAGTAATCCTCCTTCACATACAGCTTCACTAACAACATCGCAAAGTAACATTCCTACAAGCGATCATACTACAAGGTCAGGAAGCCCTTATGTTACTCCCACCAACTCTGGAAGATCATCTGATACTCCAACCAATTCGCCAACCGTCACTCCTTCCAGCTCTGGAACATCATCAGGCACTCCAACCAATTCACCTACCGTCACTCCTTCCAGATCTGGAACATCGTCAGCCACTCCCACCAACTCGGCAACGCTCACTCCTTCCAGCTCTGGATCACTTGCTATGATATCAAATAGCGCATCAGGCAGCCCAACCCAAACCAAATCGACAACTCCTTCTGTAACACCTTCTAAGTCAAGTTCAGCATCGGTATCACCATCTGTCACTCCTTCAACCTCAAGGACAGCATCTGTAACACCTTCTGTAACACCTTCTAAATCAAGAACAGCATCTGTAACCCCATCTGTAACACCTTCGACCTCAAGGACAGCCTCTGTAACACCGTCCTTTACATCTTCCACCTCAAGAACCATAACCCCATCCAGGTCGCCTTCGATGACACCTTCCAAATCTAGAACCGCGTCTGTAACACCGTCTGTTACACCGTCCAAGTCTAGAACCGCATCGGTATCACCGTCGGTTACACCTTCTAAATCAAGAACAGCATCTGTAACACCATCGTTTACACCATCTAGATCAAGAACCACCACCCCATCAAGGTCACCTTCTATGACACCTTCTAAATCAAGAACAGCATCTGTAACACCGTCGGTTACACCTTCTAAATCAAGAACAGCATCTGTAACACAATCAATTACACCATCTAAATCGAGAACCGCGTCAATAACCCTATCAAGAACTAGTTCAGTAAGCCCTACCCCATCGCGATTGCTGACACAATCGAATAGTCCCACGCGTTCAACTACAATGACACCATCAAGGTCACCATCTATGACAGCTTCCAAGTCTAGAACCGCGTCTGTAACACCGTCAATGACACCTTCTAAATCTAGAACCCCATCTGTAACTCCTTCTATGACACCTTCTAAATCAAGAACAGCATCGATAACTACTTCCGCCAGCTTAACAAAGTCAAGAAGTGTAACACCATCTATGTCACCTTCGAAAACAAGATCCCCATCTGTGACACCATCGAATACCCCTTCCAGATCAAGATCACCCTCTGTAACACCGTCTAAATCACTTTCTAGGTCAGGAACCCGCTCTGCAACACCATCAAGATCGCCTTCCAGGTCAAGAACCCGCTCTGCAACACGATCAAAAACTCGCACAAGTTAAAAAAGCCTTATATAGGGTAAAATATACTTGTTACTTCATATTCTACAGCCAGGTTAACACGCCTAAAATGAAAATTGAAATAATAATATATGTATTTTTAGTCATTCTTACTATGAATGAAGTTCCTTTTACAGGGGGAACACCCCTTGAAGACTGGATGACCCTTGCCTTAGTACATCGACATGAGAGGGATAATCTCATACATTTCGATGAACCTACGCATATATATACTATAAAAGGAACAAGTGAAGGATATTGTTCTATTACAAAATTTATACACCAATTCTTTGGGCATTTTGACGCCGACGCTGTTATTACAAATATGATGCGTTCTTCAAAATGGCCTCAATCAAAATGGTACGGAATGACACGCGAAGCAATAAAGGCAGCATGGTCCGCAAATGGACGAATGGCCAGCGAAGCTGGAACTGCTGTTCATTTAGCAATTGAAATGGTTATGAATGGTTCTCCCGAACGTATTCCTAAGCATATAGATGATTCGCCCGAAATGAAATATTTCTGGAAATACTGGAAAAATCATTCTGCTACATGGGAGCCATGGAGAACAGAATGGGAGGTATGGGATGAGTCATTAAAACTTGCCGGTTCAATTGATATGGTATATAAACATAAAACAAATGGAACATATGCTATTTACGATTGGAAACGAACAAAAGAAATTAAAATGGAAAATTCATGGCAGTCTGGATTGGGTCCAATTAACCATCTTCCAGATTGTAACTTATGGCACTACACGTTACAATTAAATTTATATAAATGGTTGCTTGAACATCACTATGGAATTGTTATTAGCGAACTTGCGTTAATTGTATTGCATCCAGATAATACATCATTCAAGCGCTATTTGCTTCATTCTATGAATGATGAGGTCGAAGCAATGTTAGCATGTAGACGAAATGCCCTTGAACGTGGACTTGGAGAAGTCGTCTATTGGGAAGATGTTCCAGAACTAAAAACAGGTTCTACACATTGTATCATGGAAGATGAATAGCATAGATATATATTAAATTTTTTGATACTGCCTAAAAATATATTCTAAGTTAAAGTATACAATGAGCATTCTTCCACCCTATAAAGTTGTTCATATTATTAACGAGAGTACAGTTGTTACCGATATTGATGCGAATTCAATGGTTGCTGCGCTGAATTCCAAACTTCCTACTTTCTGCTCAAATTGGAATATTGCCCCAGTAACATGCACATATATAGGTCTAAATAAGGCTGCTCCGACAGTTCCTGGATATAAAATGTATATTAGAGATACAACAGATGTATCTGGCGCGGTTGCGTATCACAATCTTCTGAATGATGTGCCCTACGGCAATGTATTTGCTAAGACAATTTTAAATAACAATGGTGTAGTTTTATATGAGCCTACGCGGTTAAAGCCAACTGTATCCCAGGCCCTTTCCCACGAGATGTTTGAAATGCTTGCCGATCCCCATTCTAATACATGGTGGATGAATATAAATACCGGCAAACTCTATGCTGGAGAAGTATGCGATCCTGTAGAATCGAGCCCTGTAATTGTCCGTCTTCCTTCAAGTGTAAATGTAACCATTTCCGATTGGGTTTTACCTTCATGGCAGGATGTTCAAAACACGATTGGTCCTTTCAATCACCTTGATACATTAACAAGTGCTTTTCAATTAAGTTCAAAGGGTTCTACAATGTATATAAAGGATGGGGCCGTCACATATGTCTTTGGCTCAAGTGTAACAACGGAAGGCAAGGCTGCTTTTATTGCGAGAAATCGCAACTTCGCAAGGGTGGTCAGTGTAAAGGGAGTTCTTGCTGAAACTGGTGTAACACCTCCTGCTGAAACAGACGTTTCAAATGCCCCCGTAACAACCACAGTAGCACCCAGTGTTTAAAGTTGAAACCCTAACGATTCTACCAGTGTTTACCGCTCACAATGTCAATCCTATATAGGTATATAAAAATTCCGCAGTCTGTAGATAGTCAATATTCAGTTATTAAAGGCTCGCCTCAATTTGATGAAGATTCTTGTTATCTTCTTCAATTTGATGGATTATCTGAACCAAACCCAGGTGTATCTACTGCAGGTTCTATTCTTTTCTCCCCTGGAACTCGTTCTCCCGTTGTTGAACAAGGAGAGTATATTGAGTTTGCTACAAATAATCAGGCAGAATATATCGGCCTGATTATTGGATTAAAATCCGCAATTAATCTTGGAATTAAAGAACTTCTTATCGAAGGCGATTCAAGACTTGTTCTCTTCCAAACAGAAGGTAAATGGAAGATGCACAACGATGGTCTTAAACCATTGCTAGAAAAGGTAAATGAACTCTTGACACACTTTACATTCATCGCCCTTAGACATATATATAGAAAAAATAATAAGTATGCGGATAAAATAACAAAAAATGTCCTTAAATCTAAACAAACATATAGTAAGAATCTAACAGTTTAGACCGCCATTCCTGTTGGAGGAACTCCCTTGACCCTATCCTTCATTCCTTTAGGTAAATCTTCTAATTCAATTGGATGTATTTGTAATTTATCAGCAGAAACCATTCCCACGATTCCTTCTGGGAGGCGTATAATCACCAAAAAGGGTTGAAATCCTTTCACCGTTAATCGTCCTTTTACAATAATTGGATCATTTGGAACTCCTGATTCATCATATGATACTTGATAGATTGATAATTTCATTACCTTTGCGCATGCTTGAGCTATTTTTACTGAATCAAATAATTGGCCCTTTTGCCCTACCTTTTCTAAGGTATCCCCTGTTAATCCAAATTGTTCTAAAGCTGGGAAAATAGACCCACTTTCTTGTATAACAAAGCCAAGTTTTGTCGCCTGTTTCCCAATATATTGTTGAACCAATGTGGGCATAGTAGATACAGATGTTTCAATAAACTCTCCATGAGATGTAAATTCCTCAGCAAATCTGGGCTTTTCATCCTTAGAACGCCTCCATTCCATACGCAGTAACTCTTTCCATTCGGGTAAATTTTCTGGTATAATATATTCATTTCCACTGCGAAAAGGGGATGTAAGCTTAATATATTGACGTACCCCCTTTGTTAATAACTCTTCACGCCGTTTTGGAAATCTCAGTAACTCTTCCAAAAGTCGTTTGACTAAAACATATTTCCCACTCTGCATTTTACGCCCAACAAGGGTTTCTTGATTTACATGTAATAGACAGCTTGAGCTATCTTCTTTCCATACACAACGATTCGAGCACAACGATTTGTCTGTAATTACCCTACAGTCAACCCGTTTTAAAGAGGGTTTCCTATGAACAACCTCTAGGCTTGAATCCAACCAACTTAGTATAGTATGTCCAAAAACGATAAACAGGCGTTGCCTCTTTTCTTCTAAGGTATCTAATAAATTTATATTTCCTTTTGCATCAAATAAAATAGAACGAATCGATTGAACCAGCGTATCCTTTTCACGCAACTGACTTAACCAGTTAGCAAAGGTAAACCGCAAATGTTGATACACCTCTTCGAACTCTTTCTCATCAAATTCAGCAACCACAGTTTGCTTCTTTCCAAATACAATTTCATTATCAATTGCCCATGTTAATTGTGTTCCCTCTTCAGTGCCCATATCTTCTTCAGACATACTTCCCTTCTTTACAGGAATAAAGAGGCCCCCTTGTAATTTTAATCCATATATTTCAGGATAGTCTTTCGCACTCTTGTTTAATCTAAACATTGTTTTTAACACATAGCTATTCTTAATTGCTGGAACAAGATCATCAAAGACCTTATATTTAGAATCGAGATTTTCATAAAATGTTCGAACCCTTTCTATTGGAGCAACATCCCTCAAGAAATTTTTCCAGTCAAATTCTACACGCTGGTCCTTATATATAGTTCCATCGTCGATGACCGGTAAAAATATAATTTCACCCGCAACTTTATATAATACAGAATAAACATGATTATATACATCTCTTAGTATAGCATAAATCTGAACATCACTGTCTGTAATCCTCATTGCCGATGAAAGAGGGATTAAAGAGGATGATGCTACTTCAGGAGATTCTGTGTATAATCCTAGCCCGCTACTCTTACATTGTTCAACAAATTCATTATACCTATCCACGACAATCTCGGGCCAAGATCCAGAAACATCTTTCGCAAATACCATCGTCGTTGTAGAAATTGACTTTTTAGGAATATTTCTTGTGTAAAAGACTGGCTCCCAGATTCGTTGAGCTTTATAGTGTAATAAAAAGGCAACATCGCATTTCTCAGCCATACTTGGCGTAACCCCATAAGGGGGATGCTTTACTTCAACAACACCCTCTTTGTTTATTTCAAGGATAATAAATAAGATTCCATTTGCATATGTTTTTCCTGTGGAAGATGTCCATTTGAATAAGTTGGGGATCGTAAAGAGGTTGTAGAATTGTCTGTATTCTTTTGTTATATCAGTGCTTTTCAGGCTATCGTTAAAATTCATATGACTTTTCCATAAACGTTTTATGTATTCTTTCCTTACACCTATACTTGTCTGCATTCCCATTGCCGTTGTAAACTGAACTAATTCTGTTTGCGTAGGATCTCTGTACTGAGGATTATAGAATTCAAACATAAAGTTTCCATAATTTAAAGAGGCTGTAAGAGTAGGCGTAACAAGAGTAGATATTAGTGTTCGTAATTCATTTGCCCCTGAACACTCAAAATAAGGAGCAATTGCTGCTAAAAAGGAGTCTGCCTCAAAGAGTTTTCTGTTTTCAACCGCAATACGAAAAAATCCAGAAGCATTCGGTAAGCCTGTTATATTATCTGTCATAAGCTTCCACACAGTATGATCTTGCTTTACTAAATCTGGAATAGATTTTTGAGCAAAATATGCATCCACTGAAGGGGGTAATATTCCAATTTTTGGAACACCATCAATAAAATCCAAGGGGAGCTTTTCAGCGCCAGAAATATAGGATGTCGCCACCTTTTTAAGACGTTCGCTATATGAGGCTGTCATTGGAACATGTTCAACTAAAGAGGCTTTTACTTCTTCAGGAATACCAGCAACTAGACGCAAAGACTCAGCCTTTCTACTAGCAAATGCGGGATGTTTATCTTGAATTATTTTATCTGTTAAGAAGCAACAGGGAAGGTAAAGACCTTCAGGATGAATACTTGATTTTAGAAACTGAACGTAAAGATGTGCCTTTCCTTCTACTGACTTGTCTTTTGTTGTCCTTCTAATTACCTTTTCACCAGGTGTCATTTTCCCCCTGTGTTCCTTTTTTACAAGACCATTTCTACAAAAGGGACATGTCTGAGGTTCTTTGGGCTTACCATCCCTTCCTAGCCGCCCCATAAAATCTTCTTTTAAAATAACCATGCCCTCTTTCATACACCAAAACTCTGAACATGTATATACATTTGTTTGTCCCTCTGCTAGATTAGATCCATAGCGAAGAACTGTAATTTTTTCGGTAACAATATCAGGATTCTCCTTTTTAACAAGAGGAATTGTTTCATCCTCTTCTAACGGATACTCAATCCATTGAACACGACCCATGCGAGTATCAGCCTCATATATATCTCTCATAATTTTATATTGTATTTCTGTCATAACCGCTGGCTGTTTTAAGGCATTTGCCGCACACGCACTTGGGTATTGAGTAATCTCCCCCTTTGAAGATCCTTCTCCCTTTTTGGAATATACAAATAACTTCTTATCGACACTCTTAAGACGCATCCAGAAATAAGATTTAGGACTAGGAACTGCTTTACGTTTTCCCTTTCCCTTTGCGGGAGCTTCCTCTTCACTTCCATAATCCTCCTCTTCAGCTTCTTCCACTCCTCTTACAGGTTCAGCAACTGGCCTGGGCGGCGGAGCCGCTAATGAAGGCCCAGGGGCAGTCGCTGGTTCGGCATCGGCCCTTACCAGAGATTCTATTGTTTGAATAGGGGCCTCTTCCTCCTCTTCGTCCGGAAAATCTCCTAATTCTCCTAATTCATCTAATTTATATTCCCTACCCTCTGAAGAGGCTTGTAATTCTCTAAGACTTTCAAGAGGAGCTTCCTCCACCCGCTCAACCTGCCTCCCCTCCTCGGCCACTGCCGCTGCTGTTTCCTCCTCCTCCTCTTTTTCAAGAACTCTTGCAGAGTCTTCCACAGATCCCAATTCAACTGGATCAACAGTAATTAATAATGATAATAATGTTTTAATTCGTTCAAGAGTCTTCAAAGAGTCTACTCTATATATATGAAACGTATAGTATGGAAATTTACCAAAAATGGCGATGTCAATTCCAGGATTTATTTTTTGGGTAAATTCTAAGGTAGTAGCATCAGTCATTTCATATTCAGTCATGTTTTTCAAGAAGTGAGCGACTTTTTGCTCAGCAGTAGAATCATCTACATCGAACTCTTGTTTATATGCTTTTAATAAAAAGCTCATCGAAGAATGTCCAACTCCTTTTTGTAAATCAATAATACGCTGAAGAAACTGTGCCTCGCGCCCAGGAGTTTTAAAATTACTTACACATTTATATCTTAAATATAGGATAGGACTTTGCTCTTTTATAGGAGATGTGGTTTCTTGAAAAAACGCCTTGAAATAAGGGAGAATCTTATCAAACCGTTTCCGTGTAATTCGTGTTGTATCAGATGATTCTAGCCAAAGAGATAATACAATATACGCATCATCTAATCCTACCTTTGTGTAATTTAATACAGGCATTCCAGCCATAGAAGTAGATAAGATACTTAATGTCTTTGATAAATTAAGTAAATCTGCTTGTGAGGATAAACTCTTTTCATCGGCAGCAGGCTGAATCACTAGTTTGGAGCTACCATCCTGGTGAACAAAAAGGGTACCATAAAGAGGATGGACACTTCCATTCCCAGGGCGTAATAAGACCTTCGCCATCATTAGATCTTCATCTGGGGTTATGGTCCTCATTTCTGACCATCCTACTAATACGCTAGGGTCTTCTAACATTGGAGTTGCCTGCTCATCGTCGGTTACATACAACTTTGTAAGGGGGGTATTACCCCTTGGATAAAAGCGTAGATAAGGAAGAATGTCGCTTACCCCAGTGTCATAGAAAAGTCCCTCGAGCTGAAATCCCTTTATCCGATTTGCCCAACTAAATCTAAGATTTCGAATACTAGATAAATCTACCTCATATCCACGGGTTGTTTCACCAGGACGTTTTAAAGGTTTACCCCCCTCTAACATTTCTTCAAGTAAATCAATTACTGTAGCCCTTTCGCTAAAGCGCTGGGCGCGAATATTAGCGAGTTGTGTATCAAGCTCGCTTATGCTTCCATCCTCGTATTCCTTTTTATGTTCTGGAAAATAGACTAAAAACTTTCCCTCCCAATCAATACGACTAATTGGCCCCTTTTCTCCAGTATAATATCCTAAGACATCCCTGAAAATATATAAATGTAATACAAATTCAGGAGTTCCTCGATTATATAAACATTCTTCTAATAATACATCAATCTTACTCACCTTTTGTAGCTGTGTAGCATTTCCTTCAGAGTCAACAAAATACTTATTGGGATTGGTAACCATTTGACGAAATGGCGATTCAAGACCAATTCCTTCAATAAATTGACCAAAAGAATACTGAAAAGGAATATATTTGGTTCGTTTTAAATATTCATCATAATAGGGAAGAAGTAAACATTGATTATTAGGATGATATTCATCACGCTTTCCCTTTTCAAGGTAAATTCGCGTGCATAAATCATAAATTGTATTTATTGGGTATAAATCTTCAAAGATTAATTCTTCAGATACTTCTATATCATTCTCTGCTGTAGGCATATCCTTAATAATTTTAATTGTAATGTTTTGATTTGATGTTTTTAAAGTAGAAAGTAACTTTGGTCGGAGCACACGTTCCGTAAATTCTTCATATACATCTTGTTCTGGAACTGGTTCCATCTAACGATGGCTCATCTTACCCTAAAGACAAATCCGTTCCATCCTTTTTAGGGTCGTATGCAGGAGAATCAGTAATACTTAATCCACAATATGATACTGGATGTGATTTGAAATCTTGATATGAATAAATTCCTTGTGATTCTGCTTGTTTTAATAACCATCCAAAATTATTCCAAAAATCTGGACCGTGTCCTATGCTCGGAGTTATAACATGCGCCATTTCATGAAGTGCCACAAATACCATCACATTCTCATCCACCAATGTTTCATTTGATCCTTCCCTTTGTCGGAGGCATAAATATATCTTTTCGCCCTTATTTACACTGTAACTTGTATGTTCAGCATCGGGAGTGGCTTCAGTAAATCGAGAAGCACTCGGAACAAAATTCTGTATCCACTGGCGAACTTGTGGCTTATCTGGATACTTTGCGGATATAGCACCATAAAGTGATTCTATCTTCCTGCGAACCTTCGCAATTAAATCGGCGGCCTTTTGTTTATCGGGCATATCCCTAACTTTATATGTTTGTCCGTCTATACTGCTTTTCACATCCACAAGTGGATAGGAAGAAGAGCCAGCAATTGCTTGTTTAAAAGCACCAATGGTATTATGAAAAAGGGTTTGTAAATCTCCCATCTGTTAATCACATTATATGATTAAAAGCTGTAGATTATAATATATAGAATGTTTAAGAAATTTCTAAATCCCTGCGGTTAATATCAGGCTCAATTGTGGAATTGTAGAAAACGCTTACAGGAACCTGGGGATTCGGGGGCTCACTGCGCAGCTGGTAGTTCGCATTGCGTAAAGACTCGCCAACCGTGTTTACACCTACAAGGGCACCCGCGGAAAGGAAGTTCTTTCCCTTCAGACTGCCGGTACCCATGGGGTTCTGCTGAGCCCACACGGAGTTGGCATCCTTGGGTAAGAGCTCGCCAGGAGTCAGCTGGTCACGGGCATAGCAACCAGACGGCGCCGCACCAGAGCCAAAGTCGGCGGGGCCACTCACATCCTCCAGATTTGCGAAACCCTCCTGGCTATTTCCAGACATATCCTTTCTACCACCGATCGGCGCGGCAGGCATGGAAGCAGAGCCAGCCATTCCCGCACCCATTGCAGGAGGGGTGGGTGTAGGAAGCACATTAGAGTTTGCCTGTAAAGCCGCCATCTGAGCATTCCCAGGCTGCTGGTTGGGGCCAGTAGGAGGCTGCTGGGCGGTGGAAGCAGTAGATAAAGTTCCAGCTACGGGACCCTCAAATCCCTCAGACTTGCTCATTAATCCGCACATAGATGGGTCAACTAAATAAAGACCTACCGCTAAAAGTACAACAACTCCCAAAACTAATACTACAGAACGAATTTCACTACCAGCCATTTCTGCTTCTGAAATAGTGGTAGGCAATATTTTACGAACATTCTTTCACAACCTACGAAGAATCCGTTTCATCGTCTTCCTCCCAATCCGTATCCTCCCCATATTCATTTACAAATGAATTGAGTAGGCGTTCTGCCTTAAATAAGGCCCGGGCAGCCTTGCGCCTTGCTTGTAACACAAGCTCCTTCTTCTTTGTGCGCCGGACCCCTGCGTCCTCTGTGGAGGGGGCCACCGCCTTTGGAGGCTCAGGCGTATCCTCTTGAAATACAATCCGTACCTTTTCGTCTTCCTTCATGTCGGTAAGATCAAATTCAAGAACAAAGGTTTCCTTGGAAATGTGTAAACGAACCGGGTGATATACTACAGTTCCTTCGAACTCACTTGGAACCTTTTCTGTCGGAATACCATAGGTCAATCTAGGAATTAACCACTCCTCCGTTAATGGCTGTGAAAACCATCCCTGTGTAACACTAAGAAGAAGTGAAATGCACATAGGAAGCGTGTCTTCAAAAAAGGACTTGGGGCTTGGAGTATACTCTACAGGGTTGGATGTCACATGAGAAGTATATATAAAGTCAGTCGCACCTTTAACGTCACATATGTAAATCTTCTTTTCTTGATTATACACCGGCTTACTAAGTTTCATTCTGAATGTTATCTTTCATTGCGGTTTAAACATGTATTTGCCGGTAAGATGATTATATAGAATGAATAAGGAAGAGCCTACGTGGCTTGAAAAAATATTAGATCCGTTAATACGTCATCTTCAAAATGATGTAATAAAAAGCAAAATTAAACTCCTTATTTTAGAACCCTTTTTACAGTATTGTATTGAACTTATATTTCCATACGTGATATTAATTTGCGCTATTATTGGAATAATGATTTTATTAATGATAAGTATTTTATTTATACTTGTATTTAAACTGCGTGTACCAATAAGTAATACGGGGTGATTGTATTAGATGGATTTACAAGCGACCGCCATCGAATTTGCTGATAAAATTCGAAATTGGGTTCATTTTGATAATTTAGCAGCAGCATTTTCTCGTCAGTTTGCACAAGCCCGGGCAGGAAAAACAAAATGGGAAAAGGAAATCCTCCATGAGCTTACCGTCAAAAATATGACAAATGCTATTATTCAAATTTCAGGGTCACGCCTTACAACGCATGTAGAAAAACATACAAATCCCCTGACCCTTACACGTCTTGAAGATTTACTACATGATTATTTTTCCAAAAAACCAAGAGGGACGGTGGATGAAACTGAGCAAATTATTGCACATATTCGCAGTAATCGTATATATACATCAAAGACCGTATTAAAGAAAAATTGATACTTTTCCCTTAGGTATAGAAAGGTACATCGGTATGCCCCCATCAAGAAACTTTCAGCTTTGGTTACATCAGCCCGTAGATTCACTTCTTGGGAATGGAGAGCTATTTCCGCGAAGTGAGTATCTTTCTCAATTTGCAGAATCAATCACGCATTTTATTCAGGGGAAAGGATATCAATTTGATTCTAGATGGAAACTTGGCCATTTTGTTGTAGCTAAATGGTTATATACACTTCACTTGCGACACGCAACACTAGATACAACTAGTTTTCCATATCAGGAAATACATCATAGGAATACAATGGAAGATCTGGAACATTTTAATCATATAATCCCAGACGAGGATGTGCGAAACTTTTGTAAGTCATGGAATCACATCGATGACTTAAGCGTTGATAGTTATATTGGCGTAAAAATTGCAGAAGAGCTAAAAAATCTTGTGTGGGTATATATTGACCTTGATATATCACCCCAAGGGATTGCTGTTGCTGACTGGTTATATCAGGATGACTCTGACGGAGAGGGTGAAATCATCAATAAGAAATTTTCAGATCAATACTACCAAGATATGGCGGATGGGTATCATGGTTAAGATGACCACGATTTACCATTAAAAGGTAATATCCCAATACTGTCAGAATTTGCCTTAAATTCATTTACTTTCTGTTGATAGGCAAGGGCATCGGGAGAAATTGGTGTATTTTTTGTTACATCTGCCGAAGACTGAGATGTCTGCGGAGGCTTTTTTCCATAACATGTCACACCATATTTTAATTCCGGGTTGTCAAAATATCCACCATTTACTCCTATTTGGCCACACGAGTTTCTTCCCTCTTCAGGGCCAGACTGTACCTTCTTATATGTGTCAGCGGATGTAGGATATACCGCCATTTGTCCCTTTACCCATCCATAATTACACCAATCAGCACCCTTTGACCACGCTTCCTTCACTTGGTCATATGTTGCTAATTCAGCTCCTAAAGAAGCACATAACGGATCAGCATCATAATACGTGTATTTATTTGAGGAAATATTAAATACTTCACCTCCCCCTCCAGGAAGAACCTTTTCTAAAATATTTATCTCTGATTGAGGGGACTGAGTCTGCTGCTCAGGTGATGGTGGGGGAGGGGGAGATGGTGATGGTGGGGGAGCAGGAGCAGGCGTCTTTTCAAAATAGGATTTTACTAACTGCATAGACGTGTCCCACCCTGCTTTAACTTGATCTCTATAATAATATATTAGCACACCTGCTGTAATTAATATTGCTAGGAGAAAAGCATATCCAAGCGTAACATATGTTAGATAAGAATTTACCGTATTCATCATAGATGGCTTCATGCCGGTATTCGTAAATACCGCTGCGGGCGTATTCCTGTTTGTCGGTAAAATACTATTTAATAATCGCGAATTTCTGCCGTTCGAATTCATCTATCTCTAGTCATGAATAAATTCAATTACGCAAAAAGTGCTATTATAAAGGAACTGAATATCCTTTATAATAGTATAGTATCCCATATATTTATACACCACTCTCGGGACTTGTGCGATTTCCACCACGCGTGTTTATAAAGTTACGCTGTTCAGGCGTCGTGCATACGCAGCCACCATCGCAAGAAAAGCTAGCTCCGCAGCAGGAAGGCTTGCACTGATTATTCTTAAACATAAATAAGTTATCGGGACCAAGTTCTACGGGAGGACCATTCAGAGGCTCATTTGGGGATGTGTTTCTCCACTGTGATACTTCAGGGTGGGATGTTTGTAACTTTACGCCGTCATATTGGCCAATCGGCTCATATGCATCCTTCGCACCACCCGCACTCGCGGAATAATTAGAAAACTTCTCCTTTACAAATTTCTGGCCACCAGCATAGTTCTGGATGTAATTCGCATATCCCTCAGAGTTGGGCTGAAACGCCGGGGTGGCCATAGACATCATTAATACATTTGCAATTATAAGTAATAATAACGCACTAAGTAAAAATACGTTCCTCTTCATCATTTCTATTGTTAAGCAAAGAAAGAACTATTTCGCCCGTTTCATATAATCGCTCGCAACCAATTTCTGTAATATCTCGTCGGATTGTTCCATTAACCCAGAATTTGCCGGATTGTGTTACAAACGTATATCCAATAGCCATTCCTAGTTCAGATTTAAGAATAGGACGAACCCATCGTTGTTTGGTCTGATTCCAAATCCATGCTGAATCAATCTTGTCTGTTGGACGCAACTCTCGCCGCCCTTTGTATAGTCCAAGCACCTCTGTAAAGGAAGTTCCATCGTAGATTTTATCATGTAATTTTACATCTCGAATATCTATTTTCCCTCTTACTTCATCAATAACATGTTCAGAACCATCTAACACTGAAATACCCTTATATATGTTTGAACTCATTTCATATACACTTGTATTTAATAATCGCTGAACAAGATCACTCATTGCTATATCAGCATCATCATCGTCAGGAATATCTGTCCAATCACGCAGAAGCAGCGGAGAACCATTTTCGCATACAGTCCACGTTTTAGAACTCGTTGTAAGGCAATATACAATATCTGGAGGTGTATCCACTGCTTTTGCAAGAGTATGATGTAATGCATGTGTCCACTTCTGGGTATGTATATCATATACAACATGAAGACCTGAAATAATTACATCATTAATTGACACGCATGTGCCGCCAGGAACCCCCTTCAGTATTCCAGTAATATATCCATCCTCAAGTTCATCACCAACCTGTAAGGTTTCCACCTTTTTCAGCCCATCCTTACAAACCACATGTGTTCCTGGGGCGACACAATTAAATGCGCCCTCCATTCCACCCGTTGCTGCTCCAGCAACAGTAAGTGCCGTAATAACAGGGATGATAATTATAGGAATAAAGGGAAGTAAGGGGATAAATAATAAAAATAAGAGTGCGATAATTATATTTAAAATAATTATACATACCTTTATAACAAAGTTTTTTGTATTTAAAATACCCTTATACATCGCCATACCAGCAAACACCGACGATAATAATATACCGAAAACACGCTGAAATGAACTGTTCAACTTTGCAAAGATCCGTACAAGTTGATATAAAATATATCCAAACTTCTTCCATATATTATTTATTAACCCATTGAGTGGATTTGTTAATGAATTTGTAGCAGCACTTTTTAGGTAGTTTAATGATTCGGCAATAGGATGCGTCGCATCAATTTGTTTTGAAAATACACCCAGGAGTGGTCCCATAGCTGCAGCAAGTGAAGCATCAATAAATTTATTAATACAAAATGTAAAATTATCTGAAGAAAATGTGGCTGGATCTACAGTTGTATCTTTGGGATCTGGAACACTTTGTGCGATCAGCATAACAAGCGGTTCACACCGCCGAGTGTTCCAATTTTCTCGTATATCATGTAATTGAATACTTGAAAATATATATAAAAATACACTTGCAAATAGAAATGTTGTTACTAGAAGGGGCAATGCCTCTAGCATTCTGTTTGTACTACATGTGATTCCTTTGTCGTATTCGCACAAAGAGCCTTTTCATAATAATTTTCCATATCTGGCTGATGAACTTCAAAATAATCACGAAACATTGTCCCTGATCCCGTTTCAATATTTCCACCAGGAGTTACCATAAAGGATATATACATTGTAGGGTCACACGATTCAATCGTTCCAAGCTCTGCCGCTCGTTTCCACATATTTTCCTTATACCACCAAAGTGCAGTTCCTGTTCCATATTTCTCACCATTTATGGAAACGTATTTACTACATTCCTTTTTTACTACTCCAACAACTTTCCCATGTGATAATTGCGTTCCTAATGTAATACTTTTAGCCGGAGCTGTCGAGCCATCTTCTAAACGTATTTCAGTGTCTTGATGACAACATGTAGAATACTCAGCCCTACATGGGGGCGACGTTTCCTTTCCATTTAATGACTTTATAGCATACTTCATTGTTTCGTAATCACCTTCTTCTGTTTCATCATAATCGCGAAATGTATATCCATTTACAGGAAATTCGTGCGTAGAAGTATTAAAACAAATTAACGGACGTTCACTGCCTCCTGCCCATTGCCCTGCAGGTATAGCATCAGGATGCGAACCCGCTTGAATCCAGCGGCCATTATATGATACGTAATGATTTGTGCTGACAATACATCCTTTTAAATTTGTCATTTCTTGACCATCGCCTAAGAAGCGAAAGAGGGATGTTACTCTATCTTTTGTTCCTTCAAAAACATCCCCCTCCACAACATTCTTTATGGGAATTGTCCCCTTTCCAGAAATACTTACAGGAGTATCTGGGTCAAAACAAATAAAGTCCAAAAAGGAAAAGAGGGCCGTATTACTAAAATTCTGTGTGGCCTTTATTCCGGACATACCCATAAAAATAACGGAATACATTGTTGCAAAAATGCGCCCCATTAAAAATTTAATGCGAATCGCTGTATATTGAAGTCTGTAGAAAAGGGCCTTAATTCTCCCCGAAAATTCTCCAAATACCTGTGTAACACTCCCCACAATTGTAGCAAAGGTCATTCGAATAGAATTTATACTTCCTAAAAGGGTAACAAGTGTTGATACAAAGGTCCCCATATAGGTATAAAATGGACTTATCGCTGAAGAAGCCCTGTTATCAAATCCATTTTTAAGGCAGAACTCTAAATTCTCTGTTGTATTATACCCATATAGCCCAGCACTTAACATAATGTCGGGGCGACATCTGTATTTTGGCCAGTTGTTCGTTATCTCGGAAAAATCCATAGCCTTTGATAATCCCACCAGGGCACCTATGAAAATAAGTGTCATGAGGAGAAACCCGATCATCTCTATTTCAACCCTTCTTTCTGTTTATTGTAAATACCAAGGACCCACAATGCGTCTTCCCTAAATCGCTGTGCTGGAACCTTATGCGTTGATTCACTTATATTTGCAATCGCATTTAACTTGTGAAATGTTTCTAATATACCATATTTCTTCATCGCCTTCACAAGCGCTACCTGCCTTTCCTTCTCGGGTAAATCATATCGATAACCATATTTCTTTAAATCCCCCCTGCGAAGGATTCCTATGCGCGAAGGCCCGCGAATGCACGTGGGAGGAACATAGACGGGCGGGCTACCGTTTGCTCCTTTGCGCATATAGGATGCCTTGGGTATATCGCCTTCGGGGCATACTTTATGTTCCCCTAGGTGACCACGCCTTGTAGACGCACGTTCTACATGTAAAGGAACACATGCTTCCTTTACAGACACGCCGGTTTTCCTTACATATGCTTTACGTGTTCCATAGCCCTGCGGGCATTTCTTGTGAAGATTGCGGCCATTGCGGGCATTACGCGTATTACGGACATTTGTTGCATTATGTTTGGGAGGTTCCATCTTCTCTACTTTGTGGTATACTTTCTTTCATTCGTTCAATATGCTGTAAAGAGGGTGTGAACGGAGCTTCTTCAAACATCCCGTGAATCCAACGCGATGTTTGGGAAGATATGTATGCATCAGGGGGGTATAAGTATTTACGTAACTCTGTAATTGTGTGGCGAACGTTTGCATCCGCGCTCGGATGAATATATTCTCCATTTGAATCAATATATAACATTAAAACTGTTTCATAATTTTCCAATGTTTTCCTTACAGTATTTACATAATTCGGGTTTGAATTTATTTCTGTTGATTTAAGGACTTTATTATGTAATTCACTTAACGCACGCAGAATTCCATCTAATCTGTCCGGGACTGTATCAACTTTAGACGGCTCCATATTCCCTCTGAACTAGTGCAAGCAGAAGAACTATAAACAATAACCCGCCTATAACTAAATATTTATATGGGAGTTTTCGCATAACAAGATGTATACATATAATAAGTATTACAGATATATATGGGATAACATTTATCATATGCCCTACAAAGGATTCATGATACGGACTTACTGCTACATCAAACTTTGAATCTGTTTTTGATTGAACATCTATTAACTTTGTTTTCTTTAGTATAGATTCAGGAGAATTCGGATTTTTATAAGCAGCATTTGAACCCCCATCAGGAGTTACAATAGGAATATTTGTGTCTATAAACTGCGTCTGCGGTAAAGTTGACATTTACTACTACTATTGTTATATATAGTATAATGTCCGGCGCCCCAAGACCAAATCTTCCTAAGGAAGAACCTGCAATTCCTATAGAGCCAGATATTGCAAAGGCTCGCGCAACTTATTTACGCGATATGGTTGAAAAGGTAAAGCAGCTCAAAGCCCAAGGAAAGCAGGCAGACGAGATTAAAGAAGAAACGGGCACATTTTCTGCCCAATATCCAACCCTCTTTAAAATGCTAAATAAGGATACATATGATGCTGCCGCAATACGCACAATGTTATATATGCTTGAGAAAATGGGAACTGGCGAACTATCACAGCACCAAGCGTCTGTCGTAGTAGGTCAGAGATTACACGATACATATATTAAGCCGACTGTTGATGTATTAAACTCAAATTCAAATGCCCCCAATTAATGGAATATTAAATGTTTCACACCACCCCTTACTAATCTCAACGGCCTCTCGTATTTTTTCATGAATATGCCCCTTTTCTAACGAAAGCGCATTATCGATACTTTTCATTTGTAATTCTTCCTGCCACATTATCTGCTCATGCAACGCCTCTTGGATTTCAGACGACCAATCTTTTATATTTACATCAATAAGTCGCTGAATAGGATATTCAGCATAAATGGTTTGAGCATGCTCTAAATGCTTACACCATTCCATGGAACTATTAATCCCCTTGTAACCCTCCCCAATAAAGTATCGCTCTGAATTACATGGCCGACTTGTCGCCGGCTTATAAATAAGAAAGGATTTAAATTGCGCAGCAGTACCTAAAAGTAAATCGCGCGTTAATGGGCTATAAATATCAAATAATTTAATAATCATTACTCCCCCAACCCTAAGGCACTTTAACCCCATAATAAATGACGCAAGTAATAATGGAAATGCAGCTTCCTCTTGTTTCGAATAATCTAGGCTGAAATCAAATCCACCATCAGCAGTAAAAATAGCAGAGCCACATGCCCGTTCACAAAAACATTCCTGATTTTTCTTATTTAATATATTTCCAGTCATATCCACTCCATATTCCAATTGTATTTCAGGATGTCTTTTTAAAAACTTTGACGACTTTTTCCATCCTGGAATATGAGAACGTGTTGATTTTAATGTAATCGCGTATGTATTTTTTAATACAAATCCATGAGCCTTTGCTTCCTCCACAATATTCTGCATAAATCCTCCAGGACCTTCGCATACATGCGAAGATATAAATGGAGTTTGTTTATCACATGTTTCCCAAAATTTAATAAGGTATAACATTTCTACCATCTTAAAATACGAACGACTCAGTGGATTTATATTTGCTATACTTGGAAAGATATTTGTATCTGATCCTGAAAAAATTGCCTCATATGGATTTGTTATTTTCTTCCGTAATTCCCATTCGTTTGCTTTCTCATAATTTGATATCATATCCTTTTTGTCGAGTATCGTTTCGTGCGCATCTTCTATCCATTTCCCCCTAACAACCGAAAAAATAGGAAAATTTGAGAGGGGTAATGATATACTTTGAAATAATTTCCATGGAACTGCTTCCATCATTAGCTTACAGTTGCTCCGTCTATTTAGCCCTCTAACACCACCAAGTCAACATCATCCTCATCTAAGTTTGTAGTTGCTGTAGGGAGTGTAATATTCATACGAAGGCGAGAAGGAGAACACATATCATCCTCCCCAGGCTTGTCCTCGTCGACATCCTTCTCCAGATCCATAGGGGCCAACTCCTCCATATTCCTCTGAAGGTTTATCACAGCATCCTCGTCAAGTAAGATCTGACTAAAGGAAGTTCCGCCACGAATTGGCTGACCCGTCATAATATTTGAGGATACGCCTGTAATAGGATCAATCTCGCCAAACACCGCCGCCTTTAACAAGATACGCTCCGTTTCCTCAAAACTTGCCTTTGCAAGAGGACCAATATCCAGCTTGTTAATTCCATACCTGTCAACCGACATCAGACGCCCAGCGCGTGTCATCACATCAACAAGCAGACCCAAGTGGCGATAATTAATCTGACCTTCCTCGAAGAGTGTATTAATCTCATTGTATAATACTTCGCGCGTTGCCTCGATTCCAAGATTCGCATAAATGTCGTGAACATGAGTGCTTACAACCCGCGTCCCATCCACAGCGGGATGATTCATCACCTCGAGGAAATTACTTCCATCTGTATCAAGAATATACTCCTCCTTTGTTACATATTTCTTTTCAGTCGCATTATACATATACCGCTCATCGCCCTTGCGGAATGTAACCGCCTTAATACCAGGATAGCCGCGAATTACTACAGAATTTAGAAGCTTGTTCTGAAATTTCTTGTAAGAAGCCAGGGCATCCAGGCTAGAAGGGTCCGTTACACGGGTATTTTCCGTTGTAGAAATAGCAATACGAATTCTCATCACTAACTTCTGACTGTTAAAGTCAGAAAAGATCATATGAATCTCTTTGTCATATCGCTTCCGCAGAACAAACATAATTTCATCCATTGTAATATTACGGTCAAACATCTTCTCGCGATTTAACTCCAGGCGCAGAATCCACTTACTCCACAGTGGCTGCTCACCCTCCCCCTCCTGAACAGATGCCTCCTCGAATAACTTGTAAAAGGCAATCAGATCCCTATCCTCAGAAAGCACCGTCTTGTCATCAGAAGGATCGTAGTAAATTGCCGTCTTAATAGTTAAGTCACGCAGCAACGTAAGCTCAAGCTCCTGAGCAACCTCACGTGCCTTTTCAATACTGTTTGAATACTCAGGAAGCAAGGGAATTGTGAGAGAAACTGCCTTGGGATTCTGAGTAACCTTGAGCAGTTCCTTCAAACGGGGCACGCCACGCGTGACATTTGACTTACTAGCTACACCGGCTAAATGAAACGTATCTTTTAGGATAATACCATCATACGTCATGAAATTTAAGGTCTTCTCTACAGTGACGTCATACATTAGCCCCTTGATTGGAACTACCTCCTTAATTGTCTTAATTGTATCCCAAATTACATCGCCTGTCATCGCGCGACGAGTTTCCTGCCCCTTATCCATAAGATTAAAGTAGTAATCAAGAATCTCCTGCTTATGTGTCATACTTAGGTTGAACGTTTCAGCAAACACCTTGCTGTAATGAACTGGTATACGAAGTGTATAACTCATTTGAACGGAATCAAACTTATTTAGATTAGGCATATAATGTGTCATGGTCGAGAAAATTCCATAACGAGATAATAAAGTGCTGAACCGTGCGAGTAAATCCTTTGATACAGAAGTCGCGCAGATTGTTCCAGTCTTCCTACATACAGTTCCATCTCCGCTAATATATCCATCAACAAGTCCCTGAATAAATTCATGGGGGGCCTGGAAGACCCAATCAGGAAGTGTCTTCTCGTAACTCACACGGCCAAATAGCTTCTGCATAAGTGCAGCAAGCAGTGTTGAATGAATAACAAGGCTTGTAGTAGTTCCCTTAATATCTGTCTTCTCACAATACCTCTCCTCACATACAGTGTGCGTTCCAACATTCCACATGCTCATAAGCGTATTAATCTTATTTAGATATACGGGATCATTATTTGTTATATTTACCTGGGTTGTATTTGACATTCCCTCGGCAAGATATGCGCCGGCAAAGAACCCAAAGTCCTCATTTAAGGAAATCTCCTCAGGAATCTGAGAAACATCTGGGCGAGTCCTTGCAGGATACACAAACCCCTCTTTAATATCTGCCGCATTCGTATTCTTTCCATCCACAAATGCCTCACGGAAGGCATCGCTGCGACTATAGGGAATTGTAAACAGCTTTCCGTTATTTTTCTGAAACCAGTGACGATCCGTTCCATGCAACTCCGCCAAGGCCAGATGAACATCCGTTCCATAAAGCCACTCAGTTGGAGGAAGGTAATCCTTCACCTGTAAACTCAACGTAAGTCCAATCGTTTCAATCGCAAGTGTATTTGCGATAGGAATGAGATCGCCAACCTGTAAGTCAGAGCCATTAATGTCTTGAACTTTTCCATCGATAAGAGTTAAGAATGACTTTCCCTTTGTTCCCTTAACTACACGCCCAGAAGAAAGTTCAACCTCCAAAATAGTATTTGTCCCATCTTCATTCACAACAGGATGCTTTGTAATGGCTTCCAGTGTCGTCCATACCACCTGCCCATATTCATCGCAACTAATCGCCTTCCAGTCATTTCCATCATCAAGCTTCATATATAGCTGATTATTCGCAAATACCTGAATCTTATCGGGATTTGCCTCCATGTGAGCGTCGATAAACTCACCAATGTGAGGACAGACAATCTCTCCATTTTTAGCAATCATTACCTTTGTATCCCAATCTACACTATTCAATGTCATCTGAGTGGAAGGCTCGCCAATACTTTGCGCCGCAATAATTCCCACGTACTCGCCAGGCTGAGCCCAAGCACGCCAGTTTTTCGTGACAAGAACCTCACAGAGTGTATCAAACGCCATTTCCGTGAAACGCTCCTTCACAATCAGATTCATAGGGGACAGGTAATGGCGGACAAGACCCGCCCAAATACTGTTATAGGACTGAGTCTTCTCCATTAAAGAATCAATACCATCTAGCACACGCAGTGGGGTGAGGGTAGTCTTCTTCTCAGTAGAAAGGCCAAACTTAATCTTAATATTCACAATCAGACGCTCAAGATTTACAGGAGAATACACACTTCCCTGGCGGCCACTACGAAAGACACCCTCTACCAGCATCTTCCTGTCCGCAATAACCTTCTCCTTATATGCCTGAAGGCGAGCAAGATCATCTCCCCTATTAATCCCAGGCTCAAGGGCTTGGGCAACTACATCTGCCGCTCCCTCCAGTCCAAACTCCTTCGCAATATCATCGTCGCTCAGCCCAGTAATTGGAAATGGCTGGGCCTCTATCTTTGTAGAGTTAATACCATCCTCTCCATAGTGAATCTGAACAATGTTCATATTCGCATCGCGAACCGTTCCATCATTCTGAACCATTAAATCCTCCATCGCCTTTACAATTTGACGCTGAATATAACCAGTTTCTGCCGTCTTTACCGCCGTATCAATAAGACCCTCACGACCAGACATAGCGTGGAAGAAGAACTCGGTAGGAGTCAGACCAGCAATAAAGGAATTCTCAATAAAGCCACGAGCCTCAGCACCATCATCATACTTCTTGAAATGAGGAAGTGTGCGATCCTCAAATCCATAGGGAATGCGCTTGCCCTCAATTGACTGCTGGCCAACACACGCAATCATCTGAGCAATATTAATAGGACTTCCCTTGGATCCAGCACGAATCATCGCCGTCATACGATTCTCAACAGATAACTTCGACTGGCCAATCTCACCCGCAAGTTCCATCGCCTTGTTTAGATTTCCAAAGGCCCTATCCTCAAACTCGCTGGCGTTACTCTTGCCCGTGTTATTATCGAACAGATCCTGGTGAACTTGAAGAAGAGAAGTTACCGTAGATGCCTTCTTCTCCTGAATCTTAGTATGCATCTCCTTCTTTGTATCAGCATCCGCAATCAAGTCACTAATTCCAACCGAGAATCCATTATATATAAGAAACTGCGCGACAGTATTCTGAAGCGTATCAATTAAATTTACAGTATCCTTGCTTCCAAAATCATTATACGTCATGTGAACAATACCCTTACTGGCCTTGCTGAAGATTCCCTTGTCAAATTGACCCTCAATAACCTCTCCCTCGCGAATCAGCACGCGCTTCTTTCCACCATTTGTCATGTCCATATTAATAGGGGGAAGAAGGCGACTGATAATTTGCTGGCCTGAAAACTTGTTCCCCAGTTTTGGCTGAGGCATCTTTCCATCAAACCGCTTATTCCACATCATCATGTTCATAAACTCGCGACGATTAAACTTTACAGTATCGCGTGTAAGGCGATAAGACCCTACAAGGGTATCCTGAACAATACCAATCACGGGAAGGCCATCGCGAGGCCGCAGAATTTGATGAGGAACCGCAGCAATCTCCTCGAGCTCCGTGGCGGCCTCAATGCTCTGAGGAGCATGCGCATTCATCTCGTCACCGTCAAAATCTGCATTATAGGGAGCCGTAACAGATACATTCAGACGAAATGTCTTTCCAGACAGAACCTTAACACGATGTCCCATCATAGACATCCTGTGAAGAGTAGGCTGGCGATTAAATAAGATAATGTCGCCGTCCATTAGATGACGATTTACCACATCTCCATCATTTAACACAAGCTCCTTTGTATTCACATGACGAAGGCTGATAATACGCCCATTTGCCTTACGAATGGTTTTCGCACCGGGATACTTCAACGGACCATTTTGAATCCACTTGTAAAGCTTTGCCTTATTCATGGGAGTCACGCGCTCAGGCCGGGTGAGATTCATCGCAATCTTTTCAGGCACGCCAAGCTCGGCAATGGAGATATTTGGGTCTGGAGTAATAACAGAACGTGCAGAAAATTCTACACGCTTTCCCTGAATATTATAACGAATACGACCCTCCTTGCTTCCAAGGCGCTGCTGAATAGATTTCAGTGGACGGCCGTTTCTCTGAGCAGAAGGAGCCACTCCAGGAATCTGATTATCAACCAGCGTTGCGACGTGATACTGAAGGACGTTTGTCCACTCATCAATCACGGCCTTTGCGGCATTTGCCTCTATGCGAGGAAGCAGGTATGTATTATTTGTCTTAATAATCTCCGCCAGCTTATGTGTCAGATCATCCTCTGAGCGCTGGTTATTATCCTGGATAACAGACGGACGAACCTGAGGAGGAGGAATAGGTAACACAGAGCAAATCATCCAATCAGGACGGCACCAAAAGCGACTAAGCCCCATAAAATCCACATCCTCGTCGGTAATCTTGCGAAACAGACGTAATACATACTCCACCTCAAGTGGCTGACGCTGCTTTCCAGATTCCGTTCCATCAGCATCATTGTCCCACTCAGCAACAATGCGAGCAATTCCCTCGCGAACATAGCGACTTGGCTGAAGAGCGCCACATCCGTCCTCGGTTTCTTGACCACAACGCCGAATCTCCTTAGAGGAGGTTAAGACATCTCTCCAACGCGCCTCGCCCTTCCGCTTCAGATAATGCTTCCTGAACTCCTTGTCAATACGAAGCTTTGAACACCGGATACATACACAGGAGAGGACATTCAGGATAAATGGAAGAAACTGAATGTAATATACAGGACGTGCTAGTCGGAAATGCCCGAAATGCCCAGGGCATTTGTGGTTTGTTTGACCACAACTACGACACTCTTTCCCATTATCAATTACACCCATACGAGGATCGAATAACCCGCCAATACTCGGTTCACTCCCATCGTATGTCTTAGCGTTCGTAATCTCAACCACCGAGCGCTTCTCAATCTCATCCGGACTAAACACGCACAGCTGTATTCCTACAATATGCTCTAATTCAGAGGAAAGTGGATAAAACCCAGCCGGCATCTGTTGATACTTTGGAGTATCTTTCTAAGCCTCCCAACATCAACTTTTATAGATTTTCTTTAAGCTATCGCCTAAAAAATGAAAGTATATTGCCTTATATATATAGTTACTCTTTTCTATAATGAATACATCATACGCTGATATGCCTTTAACACTTGAGAATTATTTTACAAATCCATTCGACTTGGATATTAACATATCCGAGTTGAACGTGGTTGAGCGTTATACATATAACGCTGTAAGAAATATTATTTTGGACAAGGAATCGAATTGGAAGCACGGATATTATAAGCAGATTGTTAATTCAAATTATGATGCTTACGCAAGCGAGTATACGCATAAATTAGCTCACTCTCAGAAGGATCTAGATTCTTTCACAGCACGCCTGGATGCTCTGCAGGCGAAAAATAATCTTTCAGCAGATCAACAGACTGAGATGAATGCCTTAAAGATATCGATTGTTACTTCGCTTAATGATATTGATATGTTTACCGACGCAATTCATACAAACTCCTATAAGGCATATACTGAGCGCGTGTATAATAATACACTGTATACTATCGCATGTGAATTTAAATATTCAAATGATAGGGAGAGGCTAATCAATAGCACAAAAAGCCTTATGAGGTATTACACGACAATTCAGACAGCATAGAAAAGAGATACTGTGAAATATCATCGTATTCACCGCGTATTGCAATATCAAGGGCACTTTTATTATATTTATTTTTAATACTAATATCCGCACCCATTTTAAGTAATAGCTTTACAGAATCTACATGGCCCTTTGAAGCTGCAAACATTAGCGCGGTTTCTCCATTAATATCTACATCATTTATATTACACCCTTTTAAAATACAAAACTCTATAAATACAGTATCTCCATTATATGCTGCAATCATTAATGATGTTTTTAACCGACTAGGCGACTTTGCATGTATATCTGCCCCATACGAAAGCAATAGATCTATAATACTATATCTGTAGTCATCCTGTGAAAATTCTAACATCGCATGGTGAATAAGGGGCAAATGTTTCAGCGTAGCATTTGGATTTGCTCCTTTTTGAAGTAAATATGTAATTAATCGAACATCCTTATTTTTTATTGCAAAATGTAAACATGACAATCCATCAGATGTTACGTCATCTAATTTTGCTCCCTTTGATACTAATTTTTTTATGATATATATAGGAGCATGTTTATCACATGCTAATAATAAAGGAGTCGCGTTAGAATATTCCCAGCATCTAGCATTTATATATTTAACCTTGTTTATAATTAAATAAAATAAATCTTCCTCGTTTAATAGGATAATTAATTCAAATATATTAACATAGCCATGCTGTGAATGAGAAAAACGCTTTTTTAAATCAATTCCATAATCAACAAGTAAAGAAAACATATTAATATACATATGCCGACGTTCATTAACAGAATTTACCACAAATTTTATACATAATGAAACTAAGGATTCATTGTGTAATGATACCGAATTTATACATAAACGAGGAAGACTTATAATATACTCAAAGGTCGCAGCATGTCCATTGATAATGCTAAGTGCTAATGGTGTATAGTCAATATAATTTTTAGAATTAATATTAGCACCATGTTCATATAGATATTTTACAGCCGAAGTATGTCCCTCTTTTGCGCATAAATGTATAGCACTTTCCCCAGTATCATTTAGTTTTATATTTATATCTACTCCGCGTCTAAGAAAATACTCTAATAGATTAATATCACCCTTTGAAGCCGCTGCAAAAAACGCATTCCAATTCACTCCAGTATAATCTCCTCCTCCTGCTTGTTCGAGAAGTTCCATTAATTCGTAAGATTTGTGTTTAGACGCCCACATATATGAACTAACTCCATTCGTATTTCGTTCCATGGGATTTACTCCATGCGTTAATAAAAATTTGACCATTTCTATATTATTATAATAGGATGCGCATATTAAAGGAGTAACACCCATTTCATTTGGAAAATCTAAGGCACCATATAGATGTGTAGGAACATATGTTAATATTTCTTTTAGTATCCGCGTGCTTCCAAAGATTGCCGCGGCAATATATATAGAACCATATTCTGAATTTTTATACTGTATACTTGCCCCATTTTGTAATAAATATCTAACTAGCCGTATATGACCGTATCTACACGCATACCATAAGGCGGAGCCATATTCATATGTATATAAAGAATTATTTTCTTCTAGATCCTCATTTATACTCGCAATACTTCTATTTATATCAACGTGCTTTAGTAATTCAATAACTACCTCTAAATCGCCATTTTCACACGCAATACTAAGAGGCGTAATGGGTTTAGTAAAGAAAAATATAACACTGCTAGGTGTATCTATTGCGCCTCTTTCTAATAAAAATCGAACAAGTTTACTATGTCCATATTTAGCCGCTATATATAAAGGGGTTTGTCCCTCAGAATCAATCGCATTTATATCAGCATCTAAACTCAATAAATATTCCACAATATCTATCCGTCCTTTTGAACAAGCCATGTGTATGGGAACATATACACTTGAAGGATTTGTTATATTTGATTCAATATAATAAATTTTAAATTCAGACATATAGTCTGTTATTTTTCGTAGACAATCTGTTGGTAAATCTACAAAAATCCTCTCCATTGATGCTAGACAGGTTGCTTTTAAATTATTATATGATATATACCTGCGAATCGTTGCTAGATCCTTTGTAGCACACTCTTTCGCAAAAAAAGTTTTATCAGAAGATAACTGTAAACATTCATTTATAACATCTATATGATGCATCCTTATACTATAATCGCTGCGAATGTTTAACCCGCACGGAATCTTAGTAATACATTTTCTTAACTAGATACTCTGTTATTTCATCATGCCCTAAACTTATAGAAAGTCCCATTGCATTTTTGTTATCAGCATTTTTTAGAAAGGGATCGATTCCAAGATTTTCTATACAATATATAACACCGCCGAAATAATTTCCTTTTATAGCATAATGTAATGCGTTATTCTTATCATCTGTACACCTGTGTATATACTCCTTCTCTTCCTCATCGTCCAAGTTTGCAATAATATGCAAGTTTTTGTTAAACATTGCCGACATCAATAAAGTATATCCTTTATCGAATATCTTATATTTATCGGTTGTTTCCTGAAATAGGGAATTGAATAGAATACTATTATTTATGATAGAATTATGTTCAAGCGCATACATTAAGGGCGTAGTTATAGGGCCATCCTCATATGGTCTAAACTCAATGTTAGGATCACATCCTTTTCTAAGGAAGTAACCAATCATATAATTTTTTATAAGATAATCTGACTTGCTTAGTATGGATTTTACAAGGGCATTTTGATCCAAAAGGTTTGAACTATAAATATTTGCTCCATGCTCTAGTAGAGAATCAATAATCTCTGAACTACGATGCTCAGAAACCGCACGAAGGAGGGACGTTTCGCCTGTAATAGTACAGTGCCTATTTATATCTTTCATATAAGGAAGAATTAATTTAACGATGGAATCTTTGCAGTAAAGAATCGCAAAGTCGAGAATTGTTAGTGATCCGTGCTGTTTGCCACGTTTATATATAAATGTTTGCGATGTATTAATTCCTGCATCTAAGATCACTTTCAATTGATCGTGTAGATGACCATCGTTATTCTTGAAATGTTCTGTTAGACATATCATGGCGATATTCCGCTTGGTTACTGTTTTTTCCGTTTCATTAATATTAATCTTATATTTGGGTTTTAAGAATTCTGAAATACATTCTGCAGAAGTGCAGCCATTATTCACTGCACTCATCAATTTATTTCGCCCAAACACATCAACATACTTTAATTCGCCCTTAGTCGTAAAGTTCTCAGCATATCCATATCGAATTAACATTCTAACTGCCTTATAGTTGTTCTTAATCATCGCATACGACACAAGGGCAGAATCATTCTCTGAAGTTAAATGGTCTATACTTTCAAGGATATACTGCAAAGATTCTTGTTGTTCATATCTTATACACACTTTTACAGTATTAATACTACAGATTGCTCCGTGTGAAATAAGCTTCTTTATAATACTAATAAACCCATGTCGGCATGCCCACTCCAAGGGTGACGGAGCCTTTCCAGGTTTATCATTTGGATCAACACCATAGTCTAATAAACACGTTACCATCTCAGTGTGTCCATGATAGCAAGCTCGAATTAACGGAGTTACCCCCTCATAATCACACTCATGTATTAACTCTTTAAGGATAAATGGGTTAGTGTATAACAACTTTAATGTTCGCGGTTGATTTACCGCGGCTGCATCTGTAAATATATTCCCATATTGAGTTTTAGAATTAGGATCAAGACCTTTTGAGAGTAAATATTTTGCAATACGATAGTGGCCAAAGTGTATTGCCCAGTTTAATGCATTTCCCCCATCAATCTCTTCACCATCATATATATATATGTGACGATCTATAATAATCTCTGGGGAATTTACTAGAGCGACGACCGTATCATAATGCCCTTTTGCTACTGCTGACATAAGGGGGAATGTGAAAGACATATCTTTGTGAATACTAATATCGCTTGAATCAATCGCACCATGCTCTAATAAATATCTAACAAACTTCGTGTGACCACGACTTGCTGCGATGTAAAGTAGGGTTTGTCCTTTAGAATTAATATAATTAATATCGTAATACATTGAAGATGGGGATATTTTATTCCTTATAGAGATATATGCCTCGATATTTCCATGATATGCAGCGGTTTCCTTTAACGAATTATAAAATATTTCAGATGGCTCTGTTGAAAACGATGATGCATATTGTCCAATTAGACTTATACAGAGATCAGGTAAGACATGAAATACAGTATTCATCGAATTTAGAAATTCCTCTTTCGCATGTTCAAAGACGTGTAAATACCGATCCATAGATGGTCCAGTCGATTTTTTACATTTATTTCGCAGGGAATCTCTATCACTCCCAAACAATAGGGAATCATGTATTGTCTTGAGGTGTAACATTGTAAGTGGGTAAGGCTCGAGAAAAACGTGGGACGATTCAATTTTTGTAAAACATAAAGGAAGTCGTGACTAAGTATTAAGATGGAAATTCGTGTAAAAAATCCATGGGGATATACCCTATTTTCTTGTTTGGAATCTACCCATGTAGAATTTCAAACAAAACGCGCACATATTGATATTATCACAAATCCTTATTATGGACGGATGCTTTTTATAGATGGAGTATTACAAAGTTCCGAAAAGGATGAACATATTTATCATCAAATGATGACATACCTTTCCAATAAACATTTTGGAACGCATACAGCCCAGCGATCTTATCTTATTGCGGGCGGGTCAGAAGGAGCTGTAATAAGAGATCTTCTTACATATAATCCCAAAAAAATTACAATGGTTGATTGGGATGCCGAACTTGTTGAGCATATGCGCCTAAATGAAACAAGTTGGGCAAAGGGAGCATTTCTAGATAAACGCCTTACACTTCACAATGATGATATCGTAACCTTCTTACAGGAAAATGAGGATATATATGATTCTGTATTATTAGATCTATTAGATCCAAATACGGAAGATGACATTAAATGGTTAACACATGTCATCAATTTATCCTTAAAAAGGGTCGCGTTGGGAGGGGCGATTGTTGCAAATTTAGGGGGGAATATTAATACTGTTGGTATTTTTTGTAGCACATTTCGTGAATTTCAGCCATGGGTTCAAACAATAGATGTTCCTAGTTTTCAAGGGACGTGGTATATACTTTGTTTAAGGAAATAACATAAGTACTATATATGTTTGTATACTGTTTAGCAACAGTTGACGAACCTATACGAACCTATATAGGGGCTACTGTGAATGTGGAAAAACGTTTATTACAACACAATGGTCTTCTTTCAGGAGGTGCTCGAGCGACTAGCCTAAGAGTTAATGAATGGTATCGTATATGTTACGTCAAAGGGTTTTCCACCTGGAACCAGGCACTTTCCTTTGAATGGCACTGGAAACATTTTGGAAGGCGTATAAAAAAATACATGACCCCTCTTGAACGAAGAAAGGAATCTCTTTCGCATACCTTTGAATGGGCGGAACGTAATGGAATGAGCAATCTTGAAGTTATATTTGAATAAGTTTCTTAATATCATCTACTACATCACTCGACACATATGGGTAGTTAGGATCATGTGTCGAAACTACGGGTAAAAGGCCTAATATACTTACTTCTTGCCCTTCTTTAATACTTCTACTAAATAAAAGATCATTTAGACCTTTGGGGAATACCTTATAATATGGTGAAATAATCATATATGGTGAAATAATTGATAAAAACGCGTCTAAATCACTAAATGTGTAAACTAAACTTATATATGTATACGAATCAATTGTTGATGTAATTATATTCTTTTCAGGTATTCCTTTTAATTTCGTAATGATCTTCTGCATGGTGGAATTATACGTATATCCAAAGATTTCTTCTAGCCATTCGCGCAATGCCGTGTGATGTATTATATTTTTATCAACATCCTCTTTTGACCCGCCGATTCCACTTATACATGGATGCGTCTTTAGTGGTTGATATCCAACTAAAAGATGAGTTCCATTTGTAAAAATAATTCCTGCCCCGTTATATTCAAGTGACTTTCTTTTTCGAGTTTGTTTAGGGGGCATCTAGTGTAGTATCCCTTTTCTCTTTAACATCTTTAATATTTTGTAAGATAGAATTTACATAATACTCCCAGCCATATTGATATATACATTCCATATGTTTAAGGGAGTAAGTAAAGGTAAAACTACTATGGCCCGTTAGAAGGCTATTATGAATTTCTGTAAGTTCCTCATAGAGTTCGGAAGAAAATACTCCTGGATATTTTTCAAATAAATCCCATTTTTCCATCTGTGAAATAGTATCATATAACTCTTTTAGCATAAATATAAACTTATCAAGCGATATATATACAATCAGGGATTCTGTAATAAATGAAAAGTTGCCACGTGGATATGTGCTCATTCTAAAATGTAAAGTATATTCCTTTGTTAAGCCTTTCATTTTTAAAATTGAAGTTTTTTTCAATAGTATATAGGTAAGGATGATATGTTAGACTGCTATGGGAACGGGTCATGTTTTGTAAAAAAGTTAGATGGACACTATACTAAAATTCCTTGTATAAAGCAATGTACAATGAATGCCTGTGAAAATTATATACTTTGTAAAAATAAGCGCCCTCAATGGATTCTTGAGTGTAACAATGGATTGTGTGGATACTGTGTCATGCGAATAGGTAAATTAACCTCTGCACCCTCAGATACATGCCCTATTTGTTTAGATATAAAACCTCTTGTTAAGATTAATTGTGGAAATCATACGGTGTGTCTGGGCTGCTGGAAAGCGTGGGCAGATACATGTAAAAGATCAGTGTCATGTATGTTATGCCGAAAAAATATTTGATATTTAAACCATAGAACTACATATATGGTATAGATGCCGTCCATTGATATTAATTTTTTATTATCCTTAAAGGATGATTATAAGAATTATACTAATTTTATAGAATCTGGAACATTTATGGGTGAAACAATCAATAATATGGAGCCTTACTTCCAATATTTATACACAATTGAAATAAAACTTGAGTATTACCTAAATGCTAAGAATAAGTATAAGGGAAATAAAATACAATTTCTTTTAGGTGATAGTTCGGTTGAATTAAAGACTTTATTACATCGTATAACAGGTAAATCTATTTTTTTCTTGGATGGACATTGGAGCGCGGGCGATACTGGAAAAGGGGAGAAGGATTGTCCCTTGGTAGAAGAGATTGCAAATATTAATATGTATCATAAAGATGCAGCAATACTTGTCATAGATGATGTCCGCCTTTTTGGAAAAGGTCCTAATAAGAATAATGAAATATGTAATTGGGAGGATATTAGTTCTGAAGTATTACTAAAGGGTCTAGAAACTCGTATTAGCACGTATTATTATCTAGCAAGCAATTTAAGTGAGAACGATAGATTAATTATTCATATTAATCCTTTAACGTAAAATGCGGATTCTTATAGTTACTAAAAATATACAGGGTTAAATTATATACTCTACAAAATGTAGATGATAACATTAGAAGAACTTCGTGCTTCTACAGTTCAGGAAACTCTTTCCTTAACTGAAACAGCAGAAGGATGGCTTTACTGGTTTAGTAAACGCGGAGATAAATATCTTAAAGATGCTGCTAAACTTGGGTATACTGAAGCAACCCTGGATCTTCCTATTGAAATTGGACAAACCTCTGATCGAGGTATTTTACTTATAATCCAAAAAGCTGTGAAAGAGTTGGTGACAGGATGTTTTGTTGGCTTTGTTGAAGATGAATATGATGAAAAGCCCATTCATCGTTTATTTATTTCTTGGAAATGAATACTTTGTGATGATGAGGATGCCTTACATTTTTATTCATACTGTTTTACAGTATCAATATAAATGTTTTTATGTTCTACATGTTAAACTTTACGAATAACCATGTAAAAGTAAGGTTATTAGTTGCTGTAAGCTAAGCCACCCATGCCGCTCATTACACGCAGAACGTTGTAGTTGGTCGCATATACGCGCACCTGGGAGGAGGTGGACGTGCCGACGGAGTTGTTGGACACCGTGAGCAGGAGCGTGGTGTTGTCAATGCGAGATAAGTTGCAGGTGCCGCTGGGCTGGTGCTGCTCAGGGGACAGGGCGAAGGAGTATACGTTGATACCAACGGCGGGCACGTTGGTGTGGTGCTGGTAGGGCTGCACCTCGTTGAAATAGCGACCCTCGCGTACCGTGAACCTGTCGTGGCCGTTCAGCTGGAGCAGAGCCGTTACTACGGGGTTCTTGCCCGCCATGCCCTCTACGCGAGTCAGGGAGTATCCAGACTCGGCTACGGAGCGGTCCCACCAATCGGAGTAGTTGAACGGCTGCTGGCCCTTCCAGGGGTTCACTACGTTGTCGTCGCAAGACACGTAGGAGTCACGCTGGACTACCCACACAAGCTCCTTACAAGGGTGATTGAAGTTCAGCTTCAGCTTGTTGGAGGAGCTGTTGATGGACTCAGCACCCGTGAACTGCAGCACCTCAATCAGGTACTCGTGGCTTACCTGGGCGAACTTGCGGCGCTCGTCCGTGTCCAGGTAGATGTAGTCTACATACAGAGAGCAGGCTACCAGGTTGGCCGCGTTCACGCGGTCACGCACGCAGTGGACGTTGCCGTTGGTGTTGGACGCAACGGCGGGGGCAAAGTCCCAGCACAGGTTGTTCAGGTCGTTGAACTGCAGATTGATGCGCACCTCGTGGTACTGGAGGGCGATCAGCGGCAGGGCAAGGCCAGGGTTGCGGCAGAACCAGAACTGAAGGGGAATGTACAGGGTGTACTCGGGGGAGCAGCCCAGCAGATCGCTGGACAGATTGGGCTCGCCGCCGGCGCAGTTGTTGTCGCAAGGCTCGCCACCCTGGATGATCAGATTGGTCAGCTGGGGCACGTTGCCTACCATCTTGGCGTAGCCCGCCTGCTTGCCAGGCTCCTGGGTCAGCTCATTCCAGATGTGCAGCCAGTCACCGTAGTGCTTGTCGATGCGCTGGCCGCCAATCTGGAGCTCAACCCAGTCGATCAGGTTGTGGCCCACCCAGTTCAGCCAGCGGAAGCTGGCGCCAGAGCCGTCGCTGGGCTGGAGGGTCACGGCGGGCAGGGTGGCCTGAACATACATGCGATAGATTAAGTCACCGTTGCGCTGGATCGTGCACGTTACCTGGTTACCGAAACGGGGGTTGCCGTTCCAGGGGTTCTCAATAGACTCCATCGCAAAGTTGGTGTGACGACGGTAAACAAGCTTGAAAAAGGTAATCTGAGGATTACCCGTCAGGTAAACATCCTGCGCGCCATAGGCTACAAGCTGCATTAAACCACCGCCCGTCATTTCTTATACCTCCATCTTAGAAAAAAAATTAGACTTAAAACTAATAACTTTTAGAATTATAGATGGCCGCCTTTAATACAAAGCCACTTCGAAAATTACCGTTAGAGGGCCGAACAACACTTGATAATTTGCATCAATTACAAATGGGGGAGATGCAGGATCAAAAGCGGAATATGTCAAAGTTACAAGAAGATATTCGGCTTTTACAGAAACAAATTGAAAATAGTCCTGATATTATATCACGAAGCAAGAATGAAGAGAAACTGCTTTCCCTTCGGAAGAAACAAGAAAGTGTGCTTTCAGATTCCAATTTATTTAATTATTTCTTTGAAACTGGTCCATTACTCTATACGTATTATGATCTTCAAGAAAAAATTAATCAGGGTGGAACAACTGGAATTTCAAGGCGTATAAAAGCTAAGCCGGGGAGTGTGCTTGCGGCGCTCGGAGGAACAGAAGATACGTCCAACGAAACAAAGCCGGCCCAGACAGAAGGCCGGGACGTTTTGTTAGAAAAATATCTTAATAAGGTTGATCCTGAACATGCTCGAATAATTCAAACAGTATCGGAGGATCCTAATGGAATTTGTGAATTGTGCGATCTAGAAATGAAATTTAGCACAATAGAGGCATTATTTTTTTGTGAAAAATGCGGATATCAGGAATTTGTTCTAATTGATAGCGATAAACCTAGCTATAAAGACCCTCCACGTGAAGTTACTTACTATGCATATAAGCGTATTAACCATTTTAATGAATGGCTCGCCCAGTTTCAAGCAAAGGAAAGCACCGAAATCCCGGAAGAAATTTTCCAAGCTATTGTGGAGGAACTCAAAAAGGAACGTATCTCAAATATCGAAGAGATAAAGCCCGGCAAGATTCGCGAGATTCTTAAGAAACTAAAATGCACTAACTTTTATGAACATGTTCCTTACATTTTGAACCGTATAAATGGTAAAAATGCCCCTGTTATGTCACGCGAAGTTGAAGAAAAACTGCGTTTTATGTTTAAGGAGATTCAAAGTTCTTTTGTGAAGCACTGTCCTAAAACTCGTAGTAATTTCTTGTCGTATTCATACGTTCTTTATAAATTCTGCGAACTTCTTGAACTTGATGATTATTTACAATGCTTTCCCTTATTGAAAAATCGCGATAAACTCTACAATCAAGATAAGATTTGGGAACGCATATGTGCGGATCTTCGATGGCAATTCATTCGTTCAATATAATATTATAGTATGTATTAGAAATGTTTCATCTTGGAATGTCCCTTTTCGTTGTTCTCTTATTTGTGCTTTTAACCCCCGGCGTTTTACTGACCCTTCCTTCCACCAAGTCTTCCCTGTTAACCGTTGCGGTCGTTCACGGAGTAGTCTTTGCCCTGGTCCTTCACCTTACACAGGCGCCCCTGTTAAATTATATGACTTCTCACAGGCAGTAAATCAACATACTTAACATATTTATATTGTATTTTCTTAAATACAATGTAAGTATCACAAATCGTTCCTTACCTCTTTAGCTTTCGTTTGGTTCAGACGACGTGTTTGCCCCCCTTTTTGGACATACATCCCCCGTCATACCCGATGCTCCTGAACATGAACAACGCATTACTATCCTTTCTGGGGATGCTATTCCCGCACCATACAGTGACTCATTTGGAGGATGGAGCATCGTATATAATTTATGTAAAAGTGTTCCCCTCGTCTTCGGGTTAGATACAAATCCAGGGCGTTCTAACACGTTCTTTAATGACTCATTGTAATAATAATGTAAATCACTTAAATTTGCATAAATAATTGCCCGAAGTGTCTGCGGCGATCCTTCCGATAGATCGATGCTAGTTAATGTTTGTTCAACCGCATCTGTCATGTATGCTATGCGGGAATATGTGTCTAGAGTTTCCCAATAAGCATATATCTCTTCTTCCTGATTTATACTAATGCTCATTATATATTCATTATATATATACTTTATGCCTAAAAATGAAACTAGTTGTAAGGTATTAAGGGTTACAGTCATACAATGGGATACTTGGAGGTGATTTGCGGGCCAATGTTTGCGGGGAAATCGACAAGTATATTGTCCGCGATTTCACGAGCAAAGATTTTCAACTGGAACTATTTACTCTTTACCTCGTTCATCGATACTCGCTATGATACATCCGGCTCTTCAATTCAAACACACGATGGGCTCTCCATTCCAGCAATTCCATGTAAAAACTTACAGGATATTCTTACACATCCCGGATATGATTCGGCAAATATGATTATTATTGAAGAGGCTCAGTTCTTTTCGGGATTATATAATATTGTTAAGCACATGCTTGATATTGATAATAAACATATACTTGTTGTCGGATTAGACGGAGATTCTGAACGAAAGCCTTTTGGGGAAGTTCTCAACTGTATTTCCCTAGCGACAAAGGTGACTCGCCTTACAGCATATTGTCGGCGTTGTAATTCTGAGGGACTTGGTATTAAAGAAGCACCGTATTCCGCAAATGTAAAATCTTGTCAAAAAAAGGATCAAATTCTTGTCGGTGGAAGCGAATCCTATGAGCCCATGTGTTTAACACATTATCTTAAGAATGCGGCATAGGATCTTTATCGGCAACATCCGGTTCCGATATACCGGCACTTCTCTCTGGAATAAAGCATCGAATCACTTTCCCGGAAGGACCGTGAAATACATCACGAACATTCGGATGCTTTGATGCCTGTGCTTCCTCTATGTTTAATTCTTTTTCATTGATCTCTTTTACAGAATCGTAATATATTCCTTTTGTCAGTAAATCAATTACTTCTTGAATAAGGTCATCTGGAATTGGAAAGTTCATTTTTGAACATATATCATCCTTCAAGAATTCGCAAATAGGAATCTGTTTTACATATATTTCATTCTTACAAGGAATACACCATTGATCAACCCCATCAAGCCCCTTAATATTGTTCATACATACATCACCTGCTGCGAACGTATCGTCTAAACTACATTGTATATACCAATCTGTGTCAATATTACCGTTAGTGCGACGAATTGGAAATGTCCCTTCAAGATATGCAAAGAATCGTTTTAAGGTGGGATTCTTCAAGGCATCAATCATTCGAACCATTTTGTGCGAGTGCATATACACCTCACAGTCGCGGACTCCCCATTTACGATGAACCTCACAGGTTTTAATACCAAACAGGTGAATAATGCTTGGAGTATACCTATCAGGTTCTCCGCAGTAGTCGCACATTGATGTAGTCATAACAAGACTGTGCGGGGCTACATGCTTAACAATCGACTCGTCCGACATTATGTATAAGGTAGTTAAAACTTTCAGCGAACTCTTATTTCATTTTTTTAAACGCAAAGTCTATAAACTATAACAAACGCTTTGTTATAGGTTATACGCTATTAAAACGGGTGTGCTATATTTA